TTAAACGAGTCAAAGATTCAATAGTAAAAGCCGAGAGCGCTGATTACAATCCATTCAGGCATCTAGACAGCATTGAAAAAAATAATATAGACATCGAAACGCATTACAATTTTAGAGGATAATTATGACAAATTTATTTGATCAATACGATGAATTAGTCGACCGACTTTTAGATCAGGGGATTAAAAAAAAGTTTGAAATTGCACCGCATCTCGACGATGAATTTATTTTTAAACTAAAATATGACAGCATATCAGAATTCAGCAATTATATATATCAATCTATGTTGTTGCATAGAGGAGATAAAACAAGTATAAACAAGCTCTTTCCTTCGGTTACATCTAGAGAAAGACTCGATATCTATGAAAAAGAAAAATACGAAAGAAAAATGATTTTAAATGATCTCAAATTTCAGACACATATAAATATAGATAAGTTTAATGAACCTACGACTTCTCGTAGATTTATAGCTACAAATGATTCTTGTATGTCATTCGCTCAAGTCACGCTCGATGCTTATTTTTTTAGATGGGTTTTTGTAAGTAGAAGCACAGAAGTTAATAAAATGCTCCCATCTGATTTATATTCAATAGCATATATTGTTAAAAATTGGACTGATTGGTTTATTGAATACAGACATAATAAATGGCCTTTAGGTAACAAAAAAGAACAGAGAGGAATTAAACTGATGATTGTTTTAAACAATCCTCATTACTACAGATGATCACTATCTTCATAGAGCCCGCCAAGAAGCCCGGCAGTCAAGACAAATTAGTGTCTATCTTCAAGAAGTTGAAAGAAACAAACAAAGAACTCGAAATAAACTTGAAGATGGCAAAAAGAACCGATGCGATGCGAGGATACACGCCAAAAGACGAAGAGATTCTCATTATTTTCGGCTCTAAATTGTATCAGCACGTCTTAAGAGACATCAATGAATTTGATAAGATGGCCGGGAATGGACTAAGAGACGTCCATAAATTCTCCTATTTTGTCAGAAGAAACAAGCGTCATTATTTCATTGCTTGTATGCCTCCTCTAGATCTGACGATGACTAAGCCCGATTCATTCTTGGCATTTGAATCGTTTATGAAGACGCTGACCAACGAAACGCAAAATTTTCAAATAAGCATTAGAGATGCATACTTAAACAAGGCTCTCCCTTCACGAGCTCAATGGCCGATAGACGTTGTTGAAAGCGGTTTCTCTCCCAGAGTTAATCTTCATATGAACTACGACGAAGTCAAGACTCGGCTTTATCAATTAATTGATCTCCCAGCATGGCATCTTGTTGCAATCGATTATGAAACTTCAGGCCTTATGTATTGGAATAAAAATCTTCATGACATAAAGATAGTGGGTTATGCGACGGATGACTCATTTGGGCACGGAATGAATATAAATTTGCCTGGGATGACAGGAGCATATCAAAACGGGCAAACCAAAGAAATCATTGAGTTGTTCGGTAAATATATATTTGAAAAACCTAAGACACTGATTGCTTGGAATATCGGGTTCGAAATATTCAGCACCTGTAAATTCTACAATCGATCATTAACTGATTTTCTTCAATGTAATAGGATATTAGATGGAATGCATCTTCTACATATTCTTTGTGAAAATAGAAAAATAGAAGGATATAACTTAAAAGCAGCAGTCAGAGATCTATTAAATTTCCCGCAATATTCGTTTATACAGAAATATCTTCACTATCTTGAGCATTGGAAAGAATACTCACCCGAACAGCTCATAGAAGCAGCTACTGGCTCACTTAAATACTGTGCAGAAGATTCAGTCGGAGAATATTCTCTAACAACCAGGCTAAAGAAAGAAATTGAGGATAATCCTATATCTTTTCAACACCTCAACTGCATTGCGCCAAAGGTAATGGCTGTTAAACTGGAAACAGAATATAACGGTTTGACCATAGACCGGGAAGGAATGGCGAAAGGATCATTAGCATTTTCTGGTTGGGAACTTGACCAGATTGTCAAGCCTCTATTAAAGAAGTGCGATGAGTCCGATGACGGACGACTTCACGCTGAAATGTTCATATTCTCGACTGTCACAGGGCGTGTGCTATATGGAAAACCAAATCTCAATGCCATGAAAATCGGAACAAAGCCGTCTGAATATGTTCTTGCCGACCCAGGTCATACCTTAGTTTATATTGATTTAGATTCTGCTGACCTCAGAACCGCTGCATTGACGGCGCAAGAAAGAACGCTCATTTCAGACCTCAATACAGAGGGAGATTTCTATATCAATTTCGCCAAAGAACTTTTTGGCAATATCGAAATCACAGAAAAGGAAAGAAATAGAGCTAAGTTGTTTGTCTTGAGCATGCTCAATTATGCAGGCGATTCAACAATTGCTAAAGACACTGGCGTGAGCATAGGAGATGTAAAAGCATACAAAGAGAAGTTCTATACTCGGTATCCTCGCATGAAAACTTATCAGGTCTATCTACAAGCGTTCTTAAAAAAGAATAATTATGTATTCTCTCCCACATGGAGAATGAGACGATTTTCTGAAGATGATATGAGCTCAGAAAATTTATGGCGGTCAATCTTAAGCGCTCAGAACTTCCCATTCCAGGCGACGACGACCGACTTGATGGCTGTAAATTGTTTTGATTTCATAGGAGCAACGAGGCAGTACAACGTAAAGCAATGCCTATGGAACATCGATGCTGCTGTTTTCAACGTCCCCGACGAACACTTGGACGCAGTCAAGGACAAACTGAAGGTATTTGAAAACGTCCACAGTGACATAATCCGCGGGGCAAAAAAGTTTCAAGAAATGGTGTTTTTTGACCTTGCAGAATCTAATTTACCTATTGATGTTCCGCGGTTTACGTATAAATTGTATAAAGGGAAAACGCTTAACGAAATGGAGAAATGGTAATGCCTATTTACGAATTTAAATGCCCTATATGTAAAAAATCGACTGAAGTAATCATGTCATTCGGCCAATTCAACAATCTCGATAATACAATTATGGGAGAATGTTCTAATAAAAAATGCAAAGCTGCATTGCATCGTGAAAATCAAATCATCAATTTTGCTGGTCACATAAATATGAATGCGAGCCAAATGGGAATAAACTATAGAACGTATAGAAATAAAGCAGGTGGGCCTGTAGGAATTGTTGGCGGCACATCAACCGGAAAAGGAACTCAGAAGCAAGGCGGGAAAGTTGTGGGTCGAACAGGATTAGTTTAATGATTCATCTGACGAGTTTGCTTCATACTATGACGGTTTATGCTAATAGATGGGGCGGACCCAGATATCGAACAGATGAATTTGCTAAATTTCTAAATAAGCATCTATATAATATACAAGAAGACCAGCTTCGCAATGGAAAATGTGTAAATCTGTGTCTAGCACATGATGCTTTAATCAGTTCGAGGCATACTCCTCTCTACCCTTCTTCCGTTTTGAATATGGGTGAGTGGCCAGCATGGAGAATAAAAGACGAATTAGGGTTTGAAGGTGTATTCAGTAAAGGCACAGAAATACTTGTGTATCGAGATGGGCGAATAAAATTTGTAGCAATAGAAAATCTAAAATTAGGCGACAAAAGAGTCGTCAATTTTGAATATGTACCCGAATTCGATAATGACAAGCTGAATCATCATAGTGCTTTTACCGAAAATTTCGTGTCAATAAAATGTGAGCCCGAAGAGATACAACAATTAATGTGCGATGGCCTCACTGCCATGATGATGCTAAAAGAACAAGACGGCACAGTTAAAATGATTGAAAAGTTTGACTCAAAAAATATACAGGAGATTTATTTAATAGATATTCTAGAAGCAGAAGAAATCGAACCTCAGTTATTTTTCTATATGACATTCAATGATTTTAGCTTTTCGCTAAAGAAAAATAAGAATCTAAGTAGCAAATCAAAAAATCGATATTACAATTATCGACGTAATACAATAGGAAAAAGATGGTTAGAAAAGATGAGATCAAAAGTTTTTTGTATGAAAAAAGATAATGTCGATATCAAAATGGAGCTAAAGCATGAAAGCGATCAAGATTAAAAGAGGAGAAGAAAAGTTAGAGATCCCAACGGGTATTTTCGTAAACGGGTATATAATTAAGGCACCCATGCGTCCAAAACAAAAAAGTATGATAGAATTAAACAATAGGGTGAATACACACGTTCACACCGATCACAAGGAGAATTAAAATGGCGACACCGAAGACAATCGTTTCAGAAACGTTTTACCACAAGACAGCCTGCCTCAGATTTGAACTAGGGTCATACAAAGACGTCACAAAGTTTAAGATTGAAATCGCACCTCAACTACAGCAAAATGGTCAACCCGTTGAAAAGCGCTTTGATTATGATCAGAAGCTCTCTATGGTATTTGGTCTTGGAGAAATTCTTAGAATCAAGCGATTTGTCGAAAATGTCCTCAATCCTCAGAAGCAAGTCCCAAATGACGGATATGTCATTGAACATTATTTCGAAGTAAATGGAGAGAAGAAGAAGTCGTGCTTGTTCGTCAAGCGAGTCGACAACAAATCAAAGACCGATCCTAAGTCGCCCTATAACTTCGCGCATACCGCAATCGTTACTCTTTATTCCTCACTCAAGAATGCTTCTGTCTCATTTGGCCTTTCCGAGGAAGAATCATATTGGATTCTTACTATGATGCCTTATTTCAACTGGGCATATATGCAAGAAAATGCCAGAATCGTTGAAGAGAATCGAGCCATCAAGCAGGCAGGAGGAGCTCCAGCCGATCAGTCGGGTAGAAGCCAGTATCGAGCGCACGCTGCTGGTGCTGATAATTCTGGTGAACCTGGAACTGAGGGTGCAGGTGCTAGCGCTGCTTTCTCTCAGAACGACGCAGCTTTTGACGATATCCCATTCTAATAACATTAAGCGGGTTCTCTCGGTCTACTCATCGCGATTAAACCACTACCGGTTAGGTCCGGCTCCACAACGAGAGATTAAATGGCATTTCCGCCAGCCCGCTTATATTCTTTACAGAGGTGATAATTGATTACTAAGTACATTTCTCTGTCCAATGACATGATGATTAACCTCACTAATGTTTTGTTGGAATCTATAAACGAATATCATTTATTCGTGTTTGAAAAAGCTCATAAGTTTCATTATTTTGATGAACCTATCTTACAGGATTCCGAGCTGCAATCAGAGTTTGTAGAAGCGATGAAAGATCGACTAAATAATAAAGACAAATTTTATATTATTGAAAAGTTTCGAGGTAAGAAGTTAGAAAAGATCATTGAAAAGGGTATGGCTCGAAGAGAAGCGAACGAAATCAATGAAATGTCTTGCATAAAGTATCTTATCGAGAAAATAGAAAGTTTTGTTCTGCTTCGAAATGCTCAACAGATTGTTGGTTCAGTCAAGAATGCCGATGCAAACATGAGTCTTGGGCTCATGGACGAAAAAGATTTAGCTACAATCAAAGCTAATATTTATAGCCTTTTGAATGATCTGACATTTGAGGCTGATTTTGGCGAAATGGAAATGGATGACATTGCCAAGAGAGAACGTGATAAAACTATTATCAATCAAAACAAGATCATCTCAACATTCTCACCAAAATTAAATGAAATTCTAGTAGGAGGTGCGTATCCTAATAAACTGTATTTTATAGCTGCTCCACCCGGATTTGGTAAGTCACTATTTCTAGTGAACATTGGACACTGGGCTCTGGCTAATGATAAGATAGTGTTCCACTTCACACTAGAAATGACAGCCTCCGAAGTTATGACTCGGTATGACTGTCTGGTAGCGGGGAAACCGATTATTGATATTATTAATAGCCCAGCTGAAGTTATCAATGGTTATGTCAAAAAATTTACAGAGGAACATCCTAAAAGCCGGCTTTTGCTAAAAGAATTTCCTCCTGAAGTTTTGACGAAAGAGATGCTTTCGCTTTATATCAAGCGTAAAATTATGTCGAGTGGGATGAAACCAGATCTGATTATCGTTGATTATGCTGATCTAATGAAGTCGTCAGTAAAGAATACCGAGCGTCGGTCAGATCTTGGGATGATTTATAGGCAATTGAAAGCATTGGCATCTGAGTTTTCATGCCCCGTCTGGACTGCTTCTCAAATAAATCGAGCGGGATATGATAGAGCAGAATCAGATATATCTAATCTTTCAGAATCATGGGAAAAAGCAATGATCGCCGATCTAGTATTAGTTGCTAGACAAACTAGAGAAGAATTTACTGCTAACAAGCTGAGATTGTATGTTGGGAAAAACAGAAGCGGTGCAGCCAGAGGAGAAATTGCTTGTAAGATTAGCTATCGCCATATGAGGATTGAAGAAAGTGATGAAGTTCAGTTCGATGATCTGACAGAAGTTAGTTTTGGCGGGAATAAAACAAAATCTGTCGGTGATGAACTTTTTGGTGAATAACAAAAACACGAGATTTCTAACTAATTTATTCAACCGATGTAAATGTACAAACATATGTGGTAATATAACTAATAAGGCACTAACAGCAATCCACAAAACTCTGACCTTTCTTCAGACAGAAAATGTGCCTTGATTGATTCTTTGACAACTAACGTTATTTTGAGATGCATACAGCAAACCCTATAAATGACCAATCATGGGTGTGTTGGCTTTCACTCGATAAAGCTCGTAGCCATTGCGTTAAAGGCTGCATCTCGTGACTTACTTTCAGACGCACACAGCAAAACTTAACTTGGTTGGCAGTTTGAGAGTTCTGCCCTAACAAAAACACTCAAAATGCGTCTAGCAGATTTTGTATAAAGACACTCACAGCAACTCTACTTTTCACTTCGATGATAACGAAAAAGAGCGGTTCGACTCCGCAGTCCTTCGGGATTTAGTGTAACGGCAGCATAAGAAAAAAAGTGTCTTGTTGATTTACAGACTCTAACAGCAAATTACCGAGCCAATGGTAAAATGAGTCTAGTTCGCACAAAAAGGAGAAGCATATGTCAAAGAGACTACTCAAGGCTTTAGAAGCCGACACCAACTTTACCCTCACCGAAAATCTCGCTACCGCTCGTGCAACCACGAATTCAGAACTCTTGAATTTCTTCTCGGTTGCTGGCGCTCTGCGAACTCGTGATGAAGCCGACATCGTTCGTTTGTTCGATAAGGCTTTTGCTGAAAACCCACGTTTTGCTCTCAAGGCCTTGTTCTATTTCCGTGACATCCGTGGTGGACAAGGTGAAAGACGTACTTTCAGGGCAATCTTGAAGTACCTCGCTACTTCTCTAACCACGAAGACTTGGCTTGCCAAGAACCTTCATCTCATTCCTGAGTACGGCCGATGGGATGACTTGTTCGTTCTCTTCGACACTGGAGTCGAGACTTCAGTACTCGATTTGATCAAGAGGCAGTTGAGAGCTGATTCTAAGGCGGAAAATCCTTCACTCCTCTATAAGTGGCTTCCTTCTGAAAATGCATCTTCAAAGGAAACCAAGAGACGAGCGTACAAGATCATGAAGTACCTCGGTACTTCTCCACGTACCTATAGGAAGAGCCTCGCTCACAACCGTGAAAGAATCAATGTTCTCGAAAGAACTCTTTCCGCCAACAAGTGGGATCGAGTAACCTACGAACACGTTCCTTCACAGGCTAACCTTCTCTATCGAAAGGCTTTCAAGCGTCACGATGGCGATAGATACACTGCTTTCTTGGAAGCTGTCAAGAAGGGTGAGAAGACCATCAAGGCCGGTGTCTTGTATCCGTATGACATCGTTGTCAAGTGTTTCGCTGGTGACTACGACAGCAGAAAAACTCTTGATGCTTTGTGGAATGCACTTCCTGATTACCTTGCAGGAACTCAGGAAAACTCACTTGTTGTAGCTGACGTTTCAGGCTCAATGAGCGGGTTGCCAATGGCCGTGTCAATTTCTTTGGCGATCTACACCGCCGAAAGAAACAACGGTCCATTCAAGAATCGATTCATCACCTTCTCTGCACGTCCAGAATTGCAGAAGGTTACAGGTACTAACATCTACTCAAAGGTTGACAACCTTTCGAGAGCTCACTGGGATGCCAACACCAACGTTGAAGCTGTATTCAATCTTATCCTTGACACTGCTGTAAGGAACAAGATTAGCAACGATGACATGGTAAGGAAGATCTATATTGTATCTGATATGGAATTCGATGCGGCAGCTGGTACTTTCCCACAAAGTTATTCTTGGTCTCGAGGAGATGCACCAAATGTTCCAAAAACTCTCTTCAAGACCATTGCTGACAAGTACAAAAGGGCTGGTTATACTCTGCCTCTGCTTGTATTCTGGAATGTAAACTCAAGGAATGATCAATTCCCAATGTCGCTAGACGACAGAGGTTTCTTGAATGTATCGGGATGCAGCCCAAGCATTTTCACGGGACTCATCAAGTCGGAATTCAAAGATGCATATGGATTCATGATCGATACACTCAATGTGCCTCGATATGCAAAGGTGGAATATGACACAACTAATAAGATCTGATTTAGTAGATCTGATTCGGCATAACGCTGGGGGGCTTAGGTTCCCTAGCGTTTTTGTCGTTGACGACACGTTAGAACCTGTAGACCCTCAGATATTTCTAGCAGCTTTTAGTCTGAACGAATCATCGGGCGGCTATAACAATAGACCAAAACATGAAGACGCTTATGACATAGGCGGAAAGTACTGTAAGGGTAAGCAACTCGAGCTTATTCAACAATATGGTTCACAAGCTGCTTGCTCATATAGTAGTTTCCAACTAATGTTTATTTGTTTCTATGAAATGGGATTTACTCCAACACCTCTTCAAGCTGGGAATGATCAGTATGCTCTACCCGTTGTTGTCAAATTCTTCAATAAGAGAATCTTCAAAGATGGAAAAGCGAATGATGTGAATTTCATCTGCCTTGCAGCTGATGCATATAATTCTGGCAACTGGAAAGACAAAAACGTCCCAGCTGATTATATAAAGAAAATTACAAAACATTATCACGAAGCGTGGAATTCAGCGCTATTTGTCCCGACAGTAGACAAAGATGCCCCAAAACCCTGGCAAGGTAATATAAAGTAATGGAAAAATACTATCA